GGAGTTTACTTTATGGATTTATTTGGTTTTGAAATAACTCGTAAGAGAGAGGAGCGCGAAGAGAAGAAAATAGTATCTTTCGCTCCTCCTTCTAACGATGACGGTTCACTTGTCGTAACGGCAGGTGGAGTTTATGGCACGTATGTTGATCTAGACGGCTCAGTTCGCACTGAGGCGGAGCTTGTTAACAAGTATAGAGCAATTTCACTTGATCCCGTCATCGATTTGGCAATATCTGATATTGTCAACGAGGCAATTGTTGAAGATAGCGAAGAAGAGACTATATCTATTCTGCTAGATGATTTGAGTGTTTCGGCAGGTATCAAGAAAAAAATTGATGAAGAATTCCAGCAGGTGTTGAATCTGCTGGAATTCAATCGTTACAGCTATGAAATTTTCAAACGCTGGTACGTTGATGGTAGATTATATTATCATGTAATAATCGATGAGTCTAAGCCTAAAAATGGCATCATCGAGATTCGTTACGTTGATCCACGAAACATCAAGAAAATAAAAGAAGTAAAGAAAGAAAAAAACAAAGAAGGTGTAACAATTGAGAAAACAGTTGGCGAATATTATCTTTATAATCCAGCTGGGTTTTTAAAGCGTTCAGGTTCAGTAGTAAATACTTACGGTTCATCCGCAGGACAATCTACTGAAGGTATTAAGATTGCGAAAGATTCTGTCGTATATTGTACGAGTGGATATCAAAACGCAGATAATAATTTAATATTGTCTTATCTACACAAGTCAATTAGACCGCTAAATCAATTGCGTTCGATGGAAGACTCTCTTGTAATCTATCGTATTTCAAGAGCGCCAGAGCGCAGAATTTTTTATGTTGATGTCGGTGGTTTGCCAAAAGCGAAAGCAGAACAATACTTGGCAGACTTAATGACAAAGTTTAAGAACAAAGTCGTGTATGATTCATCTACTGGAGAAATTCGTGATGATCGTAAATTCATGACAATGCTCGAAGACTTCTGGCTACCTAGAAGAGAAGGTGGCAGAGGAACAGAAATCACGACACTTCCAGGTGGTCAAAACTTAGGTGATATTGAAGATATTGTATACTTCCAGAATCTATTATACAAGTCTTTGAATGTTCCGTCAACAAGATTACAGCCCGATTCAACATTTACGCTCGGTAGAGCAACAGAAATTAGTAGAGATGAAGTAAAGTTTTCTAAATTTATTACAAGAATAAGAAATAAGTTTAGTGAGTTATTCACTTCAGTGCTTGAAAGACAACTCATTCTAAAAGGCATCTGCACACCAGAAGAGTGGCGCGAATGGAAGAATGAAATCGAGTATAAATATGCAATTGATAACTATTTCGAAGAACTCAAATCAATGGAGATCATGCGAGATAGAGTTGCATTGATGCGAGACATGGATGAATATGTTGGTAAATATTATTCACATGATTATGTCAGAAAGTTCATACTTCAGCAAACTGAAAATGATATGAAAATGATTGACAAAGAAATTCAAGCAGAAAAAAATGATCAAAGATACAGTGAAGATGATATGGATTTTGGCGGCGACAGTAAAGAAAGAGATGATCGAGATGATCAGAATACTGAGACACCTCAAACTGCGCCAGTTTATAAATTAGTGCCTAGTGATGGAGAAGAAAAATGAACGATGACGTAACAGATTTTATTAGTGCGACAGTAAGTGATAAGCCTGTCGCGGCAGTTAAAGCATTCTCGGCGGCAATCGAGCCAAAAATTGACGCGGCTCTTGCACAAAAGAAAGAAGAGATTGCACAACAAATTTTTAACCCAGAGACAGAGGAAGCTGAGTAATGTCTAACTTAAAAAATATATTGGAAAAATATAAAGCTAGAAGCGGAGACGAACAAGACTTTGCTGATAAGCACACCGAGAATGTTAAAGTTACTGATGCTCCTGGTAAAAAAGAACACGATGCTATTCAAGATAAAGCTAAGATGGCATCGAGAAAGAAAAAAGGCTACGCTCCTGGCGAAGACGAAGAAGTATACGAAGGTTATTATTCAGTTGCCGACATCGCATCTGTTCTCTCCTCTACTGAACTCTCTGAAGATCAAATCGAATACGTTTTAAACACACTCGAAGAATCTTCTCCTAGCAAACTCGTTTCAATGATTGATGAAGCAATGCAAGAATTCTACGAAGAAGCATCTGAAGATGAAAGAAAGATGCTTGATGAAATGATGAATGATGAAGAAGCATATGCTGAGTTTGTGTCAAATCTTTTCGAAGAAAAATGCGAAGAGTGTGGTTGCGAAGAATGCGAGTGTGATGATGACGGCGATGATGCAGAAGAAGATGACGGTGATATTGATGTCGATCCTAAAATGAAGAAAGCGAGCAAGTCAGAATAATCTATGGCACAGTTTCGTAAAGATACAAACCAATATCTGCAAGACAATAAAACACTCTTTGAAGTTGTTATGCTTGCAGATGTCGATGGCAGTCCAGTTTCTGGAGGCAATCCAACTGGTACTGCCGTTGATGCGTTTGGTCGAGCGAGACAGTCTTCACCACTCACACTTTTTGACTCATACAATCGTTATGAGGACAATGGGAAGTTTAGCGAAGATTTAACTTCTGGTGCCAATACATCCTTTGACACAAATGCTTCTACAGTTTCATTGAATGTTGATGGTACAAATGGATCAAAAGTAATAAGAGAAAGCAAAAGAGTTTTTGCATATCAGCCAGGAAAGTCATTACAGATATTCAACACGCTAGTTATGGCGACACAATCAACTGGTTTACGTCAAAGAGTTGGATATTATAATGACGAAAATGGTATCTTCTTAGAACAAGACGATGATGGAATTTATTTTGTAAGAAGAAGTTATATTAGTGGTTCTGCTGTAGATACGAGAGTAGAGCAAACAAATTGGAACTCTGATATCATGGACGGAAATGGTTCGTCCAAGAAAACTTTAGATATCACAAAAGCACAGATATTCTGGATGGATATTGAGTGGTTGGGTGTCGGTTCAGTTCGGTGTGGTTTTGTAATTGACGGTGTGTTCGTACATTGTCATACATTCAATCATGCTAATCTTATCGACAGCGTTTACATGACCACAGCAATATTGCCGTTGCGTTACGAGATAGAGAATACATCCGTAGGCAGTGCGGCAACATTAAAACAAATCTGTTCTTCTGTGATTTCTGAAGGCGGTTACGAATTTCGCGGAGCTGGTGGTTATGCTTCACGAGGACTCAGTAGAAAATCAGTTGACACCACACTTGTACCATTAATGTCGATTCGATTGAAGTCAACACGACTTGATGCGATTGCGGTGATTCAAGGCGTGACGGCAACAGGTGATGCGGCAGGACTATATGAATTGCTTGTTGTAAAAGGTGCAACTCTAACTAATTCAGATTTTAATCCTGTTAATAGTAATTCGTCAGTCGAATATGATATTGCCGCTACAGCATATACAGGCGGTGAAGTTCTTGGTGGTAACGTAGCAGAGATTACAAACCAAGCATCATTGGGATTAGAATTTGGTGGTTCGTTATTTGACTTGCAATTAGAACGCGATGCAGAAGCAGGAACAGCAACCACTTATACTCTTGTCGCTAGAACTGACGCTTCTTCTGCGTCAATGGCTGCCGCATTTAACTGGCAAGAAGTAACATAAATAAAGATAATACAATAACGGAATAAGAACATGGGACTTAAATTACTTTCAGCCGAATCAACATTAACAGCGGCATCTACACTGAATGGCGCTGTACAAGTAAGAGTTTATGCGGCACTTGCGGCAGTAATAACTAGATATGACACAGACGGTACAACTCCTCTTGGTTCTTGTACTGTTCCAGCTGGAGCGATTTCTTATTTTGAAAAGAAACCGACTGAATATATCGGCGCTAATGTTGCGGTTCTAGCTACATCTGTTGCATTTACACACTTAGACTAAAGGCACTAACATGAAACTTATTACAGAAGTTACAGAAAAAGTAAAGGTACTCATCGAAGAGTCAAAAGAAACTGGTAAGAAAAGTCTTTTCATTGAAGGTGTTTTCTTGCAGGCAAATATTCCAAACCGCAATGGTCGTAGATATAGTTCTGATATCATGGAGCGTGAAGTAAATCGCTACATGAAAGAAACTGTAGAGAAAGGCCGTGCGTATGGCGAATTAGGTCATCCTAATGGTCCAAGCATTAATCTAGATCGTGTATCACACATCATCACTGAATTGCGAAGAGATGGTGATAACTGGATAGGCAAAGCAAAAATTTCTTCTACACCTATGGGACAAATCGCGGCTGGTCTTATTGAAGACGGCGCAAATCTAGGCGTGTCTTCTCGAGGCATGGGTTCATTGAAAGAAGGCAAAGATGGCGTTATGGAAGTACAAGAAGACTTCTATCTTGCCACTGCGGCTGACATTGTTGCTGATCCATCTGCACCTGATGCTTTTGTTAATGGTATCATGGAAGGAGTCGAGTGGGTATGGGATCATGGCAAAGTCGTTCAAAGATCAATAGAAGAAATGCAACGAGAAGTTGAAAAGAATGTTCGCAACCATAAATTGAATGAAGCGTTGAAGTTTCAACTTTTTGAGCGATTCATGAAAGATTTGTGCGGAAAGCCTTTAAAATAACGATTTATATAAATAGTAATTAGATCAAATACAAGTTTAACAGGAGCATACTGTAATGACTGAAGAAATTAAAAACAACGTTGAAGAAGTCGTAGAGCAGACAGTTGAAGAGTCTGCCGCCTCCGATACTGTTAAAGCCAAATCTAGCAAATCTGAAATGATGCAGAAAGTTAACGCGGCTATGGCACATATGAGTATCGAAGACCTGTCTTCTTTTCTTACCAAAACACTAGCACAAGTAGGCAATGAGCCTACGGTTGACAATTCATCTAAGAATCAAGGCACAGTAGCAAACAGCGGTTCTTCTAAGCCTAGTCCTACCACTGGTGGTGCTACAGGCGCTATGAAAGAAGACGTTGATGCATTGTTCGGCGAGCAAGATGATCTGTCAGAAGATTTCAAATCAAAAGCCTCTACTCTTTTCGAAGCCGCTGTCCAGAACCGTGTTGTTCTTGAAGTTGCTCGTATCGAAGAAGAGTTTGAAGCTAAAGTAGAAGAGCAAGTATCTGAGTCTATTGACGAAATGCACAAGCAAGTCAATGACTACATGGACTACGTAGTTGAGAAGTGGATGGAAGAAAATTCTGTCGCTATCGAAAATAACTATCGTGTCGCTGTCACAGAAAACTTTATCGAAGGTCTGAAAGGTCTTTTTGCTGAGAACTACGTAGAAGTTCCCGAAGAAAAGATTGATCTTGTTGCAGAGATGGAAGAGAAGATTGCTTCACTTGAAGAGTCTCTTGAATCTGTTGAAGCAAACAATGTTCAACTCCGTAGTGAGATTGTAGATGCACAACGAGAGTCTGCTTTCGATGAAGTTGCTGAAGGTCTTGTTGAGACGCAAGTTGAAAAACTTCGCTCACTGTCTGAAAGCGTAGAATTTTCTTCTCAGGAAGAATATAGAGAGAAGTTGAATATTATTCGCAATCAATATTTCTCTGAATCTAGTAAGGAAGCACCTACTACCGGTTTAATCACAGAAGAAGAATCAGTTGGCTCGAATGATGCACCTGAAGAAACTTCAAAGATATCGGCAGAAATGAAGCCTTACTTCAATGCGATTTCTAGCACTGTTAGAAAATAATTTTATATAAATATAACGTAAAGCCCAAACTATACCAAATAGGAGTGTTACTAATATGAATTTAAATGAGCAAATTCAAAACAAATGGGCGCCGGTTATTTCGCATCCTGATCTTCCTGAGATCCAAGATACGCATCGCCGCGCCGTAACTGCAATGGTTCTTGAGAACACCGAGAAAGCTCTTCGTGAAAACGCAGAGATGGGTGCTTCACAGAATCTTCTTTCAGAAGCCGTACCTACTAACGCTATTGGCGCACAGGGTATGGGTTCAGGTTCTACAGGTCCTATCCAGGGCTTCGATCCTATTCTGATCTCACTTGTCCGTCGTGCAATGCCTAACTTGATGGCATATGACGTATGTGGCGTTCAGCCCATGACTGGTCCTACTGGCTTGATCTTCGCTATGAAGTCTCGCTATGCGAACCAAGCTGGTGACGAAGCATTCTTCAACGAAGCTGACACTGCATTCTCAACTAAAGTTGGTACTACTAACGCAGTTGGTGATCAACACGTTGGTACTGACTTCGGTACTGATGTTGCGGCAATTGCAGCCGGTAATACCTATAACTACGGTGACGCAATGGCTACTGCTACTGCTGAATCACTGGGTTCTTCTGGTAACGAGTTCGGCGAGATGGCATTCAGCATCGACAAAGTAACTGTTACTGCTGGCACTCGTGCGCTGAAGGCTGACTACAGCCTTGAGTTGGCTCAAGACTTGAAAGCAGTTCACGGTCTTGACGCAGAAGCAGAATTGAGCAACATTCTTGCGGCTGAAATTCTTGCTGAAATCAACCGTGAAGTTGTTCGTACCATTAACGTTACTGCTGTTAAAGGTTCTGCAACTGGTACTGCCGCAACTGGTATCTTCAACCTTGACGTTGACGCCAACGGTCGTTGGTCTGTTGAAAAGTACAAGGGTTTGATGTTCCACATCGAGCGTGAAGCCAACGCGATTGCAAAAGCAACTCGTAGAGGCAAGGGTAACGTAATCATCTGTTCTTCAGACGTAGCATCTGCTCTTCAGATGGCTGGCGTACTTGATTACACTCCTGCTCTGAACAGCAACAACTTGCAAGTAGACGACACTGGTAACACCTTCGCTGGTGTACTGAACGGTCGTTATCGCGTTTACATCGATCCTTATACAACTGGTAACTACATGACTATCGGTTACAAGGGTGCAAACGCATTTGACGCTGGCTTGTTCTACTGCCCATACGTACCTCTGCAAATGGTTCGTGCGGTTGATCAAGACACTTTCCAGCCTAAGATTGGCTTTAAGACTCGCTACGGCATGGTCGCTAATCCTTTCCACGCTGGTGCGGGTGCTACATCTGGTGCGCTGACTGAAGACTCTAACGTCTACTACCGTCGTACTATCGTACAAAACTTGCTATAATAAAAAGAAGCAGGGCACCAACCCTGACTAATTTAGAGCGGCCTTCGGGCCGCTTTTTTTTGCTTGACAGAAAGTATTGTCCTGTGTATAATTCAATTGTGAAACAGATAAATACTATACTAACACTAATCACTGAGAGCAGATAATGGCAGAATTTAATAAGAACATGTTATCGCCTGTAGGCTTTAACTTCAACATACTTAGAGCGCCTGATCTTAACTTCTTTGTTCAGAGCATCAAT